CGAGAATTATACCAGCTCAAATCAGACTTGCTATGATTCAGTGAAAAACTGAAGATAGCCTTTCTGGATTTGCTGTGATTAGATGTGTATTGACGGTGTTATCGTTGTATCGAGTTATTGGGGTGAAAGCCCCTGTTAACTTAGGTACCATAATATCCCCCTTTAAAGGGGTTTACCAAACAATGAACTCTAATGTAATACTAGCAATCGCTTCATGACTGAAAGTTGGATTGGTTATCAAACCGGTTTCATTATTTATTAGCGAATCATCAGGTCCTAACTATAAACAAGCAATCTGGGGTTCCCCTCTAGATGCAATCGCATTCCTATTTAATCCAATAATATGGTTTAATTTCGGTATGTGCTGTATCCTGAGTGGCAACCTGTGATTTCTGTGTTGACAAGTTGGAATCGTGATGGGTTCACTTCCACTACTACCGTTGCTTTGAATCATTGGGCTATGCCCTGTATGATTAGGAAAACTGGCTGTAGTTAAAGAAGGTGCAGGTAAAAATCGGGTCGTTGCGCTTACTGATTATTGGACACAGGCTTTATGCCTGCCATTGCATAATGCAATTTTCAAAATTTTGAAAACCATTAAACAGGACGGAACGTTCGATCAACATGCACCAGTTTCTTTACTACATGACAGAATCCTGACATCGGGAGCGTGATCCTTTGATCTTTCTGCTGCAACTGATCGATTGCCAGTGCTTCTTCAATGTCAGATCCTTACAATCCTAGGATTGTCTTGATCTAAATATTGAATGGGGCTCTTAGCCTTTAGACAGTGAGCTTGGAAAGGTAAAGGTATAATGTACGCTGTTGGACAACCAATGGGCGCTTATTCATCTTGAGCTATGCTTGCGTTAACGCATCACTTTGTGGTGCAATATGCGGCTTACTCTTGTGGATGACGACAATGGTTTCCGTGGTATGCAATAGTCGGTGACGATTTGGTAATCGCTGATGAAGCGGTGGCCTTATCTTATAAATCACTAATGAGTGATTTAGGTTTAGACATTAACATGTCTAAATCACTGATCTCTTCATACTGCTATGAATTTGCTAAACGATGAGTTCATGTACTAAAAGGGGAATTTACCC